NTAGGCTTTCATAAGTGGGAACCCAATAGAACTTTCCACATACTTGACATTCACCCTGGATTTTCAGAGAAATATGAACCACTGGAAAGGTGGTGCCAGAGATGTGCCAAAAAGCAACGTTGGCTGCCCGGTTATGGTGGCAGCGAGATAGGATGCTGGATAAATGACAATCAGAATAAAGCCAGATATTAAAATTGGCCCAATGAGGATTTATTTGAAGCCTAAACATAAAAAATGGCATTATGCCTTTAATGTGAGCAAAGAATGTATATCAATTCATGTGGGTTTTTTTAGATTTTTAATTGGTAATCCAATAAAATGGCACACTGATGAGTAACACATCCGAAAATATCCTAGAACGGTATCTCGATGATTATGAACTCTTTGCCCAGGAGTGCATCTTCATTCGGGACCACAATACGTCTAAAATCCTTCCTCTTGTCTTCAATAAGGGTCAGCGGATACTCCATGCCGTATCAGAGAAGATGAAAGCGGCAATGGGCTACATTCGGATTATGCTTCTAAAGTCTCGGAGGTTCGGTGGGTCTACCTACATCGAAGGACGTTATTATTGGAAATCCTCTCTCAATTTTAATCGAAATACCTTCATTGTGGGGCATGAAGAGGATTCCACGTCCACCCTTTATGCGATGGCTACGTTGATGCAGGAGATGAATCCTGTATCTCCCCAGACACGTAAATCAAACGCCCAGGAACTTATTTTCGATACCAACGATGGTAAAGGCCTCAAAAGCCAGTATCGCCTAGCCACAGCCCGGAATATCCACGCTGGGAAGTCTCAAGGCATCCATTATCTTCATGCCTCGGAAGAGGCGATGTGGGTCAAGGGGGGGGAATTGCTTTCAGGGCTGCTTCAGTGTGTGCCAGATCCTCCAAGCGAGAGTGAGATATATCGAGAATCTACAGCCCAAGGATATGGCAATTCTTTTCAAGAGGATGTTTTCAAGAGTTACTCCGAGGGTTTATACCCCTATTATGGCGAAAATGGCATTACTTACGCTTGGTATAATCCCGAAACTGACTATGTTCTTGTTTTTATCCCCTGGTTTGTGCATGAACGATATATGAGGAAATTCGCAAGTGAGAAAGAAAAGCAGGGATTTATCGAAAGGTTGAATGCTAAAGTTTTTAATAAAGACAAGATGGTGTGGGAAGATTCGGAAGCCAAACGCCTACAAGAAAAATTCAATCTGAGTTTAGAGCAATTATACTGGCGAGAATGGGCGATTGAGAATAAGTGCAGGGGATCTCTTGAGATTTTCCACCAGGAATATCCATCAACGGTGGAAGAAGCCTTTTTGTCCAAAGGCACGAATGTGTTCCCCAAAGACCTTTGCGATGACCTTGAATTGCTCTGCAAGGAGCCTATTGGTATCGGAGACGTAGTTGAACGAATGGGTAAAAGCAAGATTAAACCTAACCCTCACGGGCATTTCAGTTTGTGGGAGAAGCCCAAAGAGGATGAGACTTATTTTCTGACGGTAGACAGCGCGGGTGGAATCAAAGATGTCGATAAGCAAGATAAGGTTGAGCCTGATCCCTCCTGCATTGATGTATGGAAAAGGGGAACCGGAAGACAGGTGGCGCAATGGCATGGACACATTGACTATGACCTCATAGCCGACCTTGTTGAGCTTATAGGCAATATGTTCAATCGGGGAAAGGCCTGCGTGGAGCTTCTTAATCACGGTTATACTGTGGTGGCAGACCTCCAAAGAAAACATTACCCACTCTATGAAACCCGAGATGGTGACCCTGGATGGAAGACGACTAAGAAGACGAAGCCCCAGATGGTAGATGGGCTTTACTGCATGGCTCGTGATGGTGACTTGCAGATTTTATCGAAACAGACTATTTCTGAAATGAGGACTTTTGTTGAAGAGGATGGCAAGTTCAATGCTGCCTCTGGATGCCATGATGAGAGAGTAGATACAGCGGGTATGGCCTCCCAAATGATGAGATTGCTTCCCTACCATGAATGAGATTGCTTCCCTACCATGAAAAGCCAGATAGGATGAGGGGAAAGAAAGCGAGACCCCATCAACTCAGGAATTGGAGGGACAAGATGTATAAGCCAGATGAGGGGTTTGTTGAGGTTACGGTGGGATAATGGCAGAATATGAGAAATATTTGACTGAACCCAATCAATATCCTGAATATATTGTGGCCCTAGCGAGAGAAATTCGTTGGTGGAGAAAATTCATATGGCTCAATCATGGTCATAAGGGAATGTATGGTGATGATGGAGAGATGCAGTGTGCTGAATGCAGGAATAAATATGGCTTTTGGGATTGGAAACGTGTAGATATTGATGAGTTACAACAGAAATTAATGGAAAATATATTGAAAATTGCCTCTCAGACAATTAACGAGGAATAGGATGAACAAAACTGAAAATTTTTGTCATATATCAATGATAATTGAAGAGCTCCCTTTGTCTATACTTCTTGCGAAAAAACACTATTTAAAGGTCGTCGGACTCAAAGTTGAACAACAAAATGAATGTATGAGAATTATAAGGATTCAACTTGACCTTGAAGGTTCGCTTGAAAGTCTCAAAGCGTTCAGAGATGATTTAAGATATGCAGAGAAGTATGAGGATGCCATAGACAAGATATTGCAATGAACAAAACCACAAAATCGCTAAAGGAAATGAAAGAACGAACCATTCTTGAGATTGGGCCACCGCTTGAATGTCGCGTGTGCGGATATACCCATGAACAGATGAAGGAAGACTATGATGTGGCTTGGCTTGAACATCGAATACCGAATACCAGTTTCGTGTTCTATGTCTGCCCCAATTGTCATGTATGTTCGGGCAACAGGTTTGCGGTTGGGAATGCCAAGAAGATTCGGGAACAAGCCAAGGAGGGTGAATCGAGGATACTCCAACCAAAAAAGACAATAATTTTGCCAGGACAGAATTAAAGGAGGTTTAAAATGAAAACTTATGTAGGAACCAAAATTATTAAAGCAGAGCCAGCAGATTATCAAGGAGTGCCAGGATACAAAGTCATGTATCCAGACGGATATGTAAGTTGGTCTCCGAAAGAAACTTTTGAGATTGCTTATAGAGAGATAACTGAGGAAGAAAAGGCATTAATCTAAATTGAGTCCAGAGACAAGATATCTACTTAAAGCGTTAATGCGCTTAACGAAATCAGCATATCACTATTTTGAGTTGATTTTAAGGGGAGAAGGGTCTAAGATAGAATAATTCGCAATAAATAACAGTCTAATCTCACCCGTAAGGCACGGATTAAGACTAAGCCAACCACGCTTTTAAGCCACGTTGGGTAGAAATTTAGTGGGTCTACTCAATTGTGGCTTTTTTATTTTAGTTTAAACTAAATCAGGAGGTCTAAAATGTTAGGATCTGGAAGAGAATGCACGTTATTCAATCAGCCAGTAACAGGGGCCAGGGGATGGCATTTGCATTGCGTAAATACCAACATCGGGTCAACAGCCGAACTAATGGCACCATCAACTTTTACTTACGCTCAGAACGATGGAGTTGATGAACTTGAATTTGCGTCTACCAGCACTGCGGATACTACTCAATACATTACAGCCTACGGCATTGATAACGCTGGCAAGAAGGTGAAGGAAACAAAGCTCCTTACTGGGCAGACAGTGGTAAACACAACAGACACATGGCTCTATTTTGAAAATGCTTGGTTGGATACGGAAGCCGCCGGGACGGTATCAATTGATGATGATGGTGCCACCTTGATTGCAGAGATAGAGATAGGGTCAACTAATACCGGCATCTGCCAGCATTTCAACGGGGAAGAGGAAAGCTATGTTACCTATTTTCGTGCTGGGGCATGGGGAAGGTCAAAGCGGTCTATCAACTTCGAGCTTCGGTGGTATCCCGATGATGCGGATTGTCTCGATGCTGGAGATGGATTTGAGGTTCTTGACAGAATAATGGTGGGCGGTGGGTATGATACCAATGAAAGGTCTTATAATCAAGCTCCTGCCCCAAGCATTTACCCAATGCCCATAGGCCCTTTGCCTAAAGGTGGCTGGATATGCGTCTATGCGACTGGGGTTGATGGAGATACCTGTAATGGTTGGTGTACCCTACAGGGTTTTGACGTGGAGGTAC